ATTGCCAAAAACAACTTCGTTAAGAGTTGTTATTGTTTCATGATATGTGTTACGTACTATTTGAGGATCACTTGAGCTGGTTTCGTATTCAAATATTTCATTATTAGTATCATTAATTGTAGACGTTAAAGTCAAGTCTTTAAAAAAACCTGTAGTGCGTTGAGAATATAAATCATCTGGATCAAACTCATCCGGATTTGCGTCAACATAGAAATTAAAATTACTTATTTTGTTTTCTTGTTTGATTTTTTCTTCTTCAATTTGGCGCATAAAAAAGAAGCTCATTCCATAAAAACCTTGTTCGTCTTCGTTTACAACAAAATCATTGGTCAAGTTTGAAGAGGTCATACTTGGTATTGCTTTAAACTTTATTATTATGTTTTCCAAATAAAAATCAGAACTAATATATTTTGACATGTCAAGCAAATGATCGTTTTTTGGGTCCCAAGATCTAGAATTAGGAAAACCGCAAGAACTTGTTAGCTTCATTAAAGAACTTTTGTTATTTGCGTCGTGTCTAAAAGAAGGAGCTGTCATAACTTTTCTTTCGTTAGCAAAGTCTGAAGTCTTTTGTCTAATAAAGTTGTTTATATTTCCTGAATTTTGATTTTGTGTAACATCTAAAGGAAAGTAATAATCGTTTTTTGGACTTAAATATTCCCATCTATTCTGGTTAAAGTTATAATACGCAGTTGGTTGATTTAATTTTGAAACTGTCCTGTTTTCAAGTCGCGCATAATCTTCTGAAAAATTAAATGTGTTAGTTTCTACAAGGATAGCATTACCAGTTCCAGAAAAGTCAAGGTTTAAGGAAATTTGTTTGCTATTTTTAATATTTTGTATCTCTTCATCGTTCCAAGCGTCACTACTTAGATTGAAAAATTTTAAAGACTCTTTGTACGGTTCGTAAGGCTTATTTATTTCTTTTTTAACAATTATATCGTCAACATTTTTTTTTGTAATTTGTTGGTTTTTCGTATTGTAAAAGAAAGATGTACCAGGATCAGTTATGTTGATACCAAAGTCTGTAAAAATATTTGGTGTGCCATAAATGCTTAACGACTTCAAATCTCTTTTAAAAGTGCTGTCGTTATTGAGTTTATTGCTTATAAAAGACATGTCACCTAAGTAAGATGCATCTTGTTCTGATCTATAGATCATAGGGTTATTTAATATTACGTTGCCTGGATACAGTGTATTATGATTTATTAAAGGTAAGCCAATTACATTGTTTACGTCTTGTTGCGTAAATTTTATTACAGACCAGTCATAAAAAGGCTCGTAATCACTATTAATTTCAAAGCCTGTTGTTTTAACGTAATCGGGAATTGTGCTTAATTCAAAAGATCTTCTATTTAGTTCTTTTTTAATTGCTTTAGACAGATTTCCTGACTTTGAAGCAAAAACTAAAGTACCCCCTGAATCATATTCTTTTCTAACTTTTGCCATTATTCAATTACTCCTATATATGCAATAGAGTTAGGCTTTTTATTGTAGTAATCATCTCTTTGGAAACCAAAGTTACTATAATTAAAATTATCAGCTTCCGCAAAAATTTCTTCATCACTAAGTATATTGTTTTTTACTCGATCTACATCATGAAAAGGTGTAACTTTTAAGTCATCATTAGAAAAATACAGTATTTTATTAGTAATTATACTTTTAGGGCTGCTTGCTGTAGTGCTTGTGTCAAGCACTCTACGCTTTATATTATTAATAATTTGATCATTGTAACTATAATTTACAGTAATTTTTGTGCGTCTTACTGCTGATAGATCATCATATTCTTCGTCGCTAAAAGGCTCTATTTCCTTTAAGTCTCTGTTCTCAAAAACATGATTTGCGTTTTGCAAAACTTCAACTCTATTTTTAATTTTATTACATCTGTCTCTAGCATCAATACTACTAGAAATTAAGTGACCTTTAATTCCTAGAATTGATTGTTCTGTTGTTATAGTACCTTCTAGTATGCTTATTGTCTCTATTGGATTAATTGTTGTGCTTAAAGAATTTATTTCTTTTTCATTAAAGGTATAAGGATAATCAACTTCATGTGGCTCTTTAAAATGAAAACTTGTTAAATAATATTTCGTCAAAGTGTCATCAAAATAAGAACTTTCTTCGTAATCTAAATTGTCTACACCAAGTGTTTTTTTATAGTGGCGAGGATTATTAGAAAAAACTTTAGTTATGGATTTATTTTCTTCAAAAGGCTTAAAGTCTTTTTCAAAATTAAAATTTTCAAATCCTTGCTTCCCAAACGTATCAGCTACAAAAACATTTGTAGGTGCAGAAACATGCACGCTCCCAAAAGTATCAGTCTTTGTTTGTGTTAATATTAATGAATTTTCTCTAGTGTTTTCAGCTTTTACGTAAAATTTTCCATCTCTAATTTTTAAATGATTACTAATTAATATCTTTAAGTCTCTTGCGTATGTCGTTGCACTTCTATTTAAGGTTCCAAATATTACTTGACCGTATTGGTCTGTTTCACCAGCCAGAGTATTTATTGTGTTGTCAATGACTATGGAAATTTTTCCGCCGTTATTGTCTTTAATTATAATAACGTCTTCATTGTTAAAAGTTAATGTTTCATCGAAAGTAAGTATCGATATGAATTTTTGATAAAGATTTTTTGTATAAGATCTGTAGTCATAAAAACTGCTGTTTAAGATGTCATTATTTCCTGTTATAGAGTTTATCCCTGGACAAATTGTACATATTCCTATGTTATTAACAAAAGTATTAACGCCATTAGCTATTGAAAACTCTTCTAACGGTGTTGCTTCGTCATCAAGAGAAGTTGAATAAGAAATTCTAGGATTTTCTACAAAACAGATGTTTTCATTTATTGTTAAAGACATTTTTTATTTTCTCATTTCTCTGTTTCTAATGTAATTAGAACTTCTAAAAGTTCTTTCTTGCGGTCTTGAAAAAGAAAAGCTTTGCTCTCTTTCGTAAATGCCTATCCTTGAGTCCCCATTTTTATGTTGATACTTGCTTCTTTCTAGTATATGTGATTCATAAACAAAACTAAATCCAGAAAAATTTGTTTTACCAGGAACCATTTTGTTTACTAAGCCTGACATTATATTATCTAAGTACCTATAAACGTTTAACAAAGATATATAGTTAATTTTTTCATCTTCGTCGTATCTAGAAAAGTATTTGTTTTTTAACTCTTCAAGATCTTTATAGCTGTATAAATACATAGAATTATTACTTAATACTTCTTTAAAGTTGTCAAGGCCAACTAACAATCTAGATATATCATCGTTTATATTTTTAGAAATAGAAAAGTCTAGAGAAAAAGAATTGTTTAATTCATGATTAAAGTCTTTATTTGTATTGTGAACAGGACCGATAAAAAAGTTTTCTGTTTTTTCTCTGTTGTGGCCTTCATTATAACTCAGTATGTTTGCTTTGTTTTGTTTTAAAGTACTGTCTAGCTTAAAATTTTTATTATAAATAAATGCTTCTTGGTATTCAATAAGGCTTTTTAGTTCGAAGCTAGTATCTTTTATTTGAAGTTTGCACTCGTTAATGTTGTTATTGTTAACTCTTCCAAAAGAATTATCTGAAATTTCAATAAACTTAATGCCATTTTCAATACTACTAGATATATCACTTGAGTGTTTAAAATAAAAGTCGCTAATTAAATGAGAAGATTGCAAATTGCTTTCGCTACAATTTTTAAAGTTTTTTAAATGATTTTTTATCTCTTCATCGTCTAGATATTTTGACCAAATTTTAATACAAGAAATATTTCCTTCAAATTTTGTATTTTTCAAAGCAAATAATTGATCTGTATCATCATCATAGTAATACTCACCTGTTCTCAAGCCAAGATTTTGTTTTACACTAAATAATTTACCTAAATCATCTGCTGGAATTTCAAAATTAATGCTTTTCTTCTTAATTCTGTCAGATATATGATCGCTATTTGCTTTTCCGTAAGTCAATGAATATTCAATATTTCCAGAAACTTGCTTCTGAGACAAACATACAAAGTTTTCTTTTGAAAATATATCAATATTATCAATTTGTAGTTTTTGATTAAATCTATAAGAATCTATAACAGGCTTTAAAATAGCTACTAAACTAAAGTTATTTTTTTCTTTAGTACTTCTTTCTAAATAGACGTTTACAACTGGGTTGTTTTGAAGATCAATTCTAAACAAGTTTTGTACATCATCATATACAAAGCTCTGTTGTTTTAAATCTTCCTTTTTGTTAAACTCAAAGTAATATTCTAAAGAAAAATTGTTTCCTAATCCATGCTGTAAGCTTGCTTGTTGAATAATATAACTGTTTGAAGATTCTAATTGTACTACACTTGATAAATTGCTTATTTCAATATAGGGCTTATTAAGAGAAAAAGAAGAAGAAGTTTTTTCAAATTGTGTTGTTTTTGCAATTAAGTTACTGCTTAAAAACGATGTTGATAATTTTTTTGATTTTTCTTTGTAAAATAAATTGCTAAAATTTGATATATCATTAAAAGAAGTATGCTCTCTAATGTTAATATTTTCAATACCATCAATTCCAATTGAGTTTAAAACTTGATCTATAGAATTGATTGTTCCTTTTGAAGCAAGAATACTTTGTGTATTTATTAAAATTTTATACCAAATTTCATTTTGTATTTTTCTTATAGAAACGTCATTGACAACATCTTCATAGGTTAGTGCTTCTTTGTCTAATTTTCTTTTTGACATTGAAGAAAACATTTCTGAAAAATCTAGACCATAAATTTTACAAATAATTGGAATTTTTACACCTAAAATTTGATTATTGTTAATAGCATCATAGTCAATGTCGACCAAGTCTGAAATTGAATCTATATGAAGTTTAAGTTGATCAAAAAACTTAGCCCATATCAAAACTATATTTGTAAAATGATTTGTTGCAGGTATATAGTTATCAAACTCGTTATCTTCTGAGTTTAAAAATTTATCGCTAGAGAATACAGGCAAATTTTGAGAGTCTGCTGCTTCTAAAAAATAATGCTTGGGCATCAATTTAAAAATTAAATTTGGATTTTTTCTATCGTACTCAGAGGCTTCTCGAACAAGATTGCTATGTGCTAATTCTATATCAGCAAATCTAGAATTCATAACTGCAGAATACTCTATATTTTCAAGCTTTAAAGGATTTTCAGCAGACTTTAATGCTGTAGTATCTGAAACTAGAGAATCATCGCTGTTAAACAAAACTCCATGCAACTTTTTGCCAGACGAATCTAAACACACACAAGAATTACTGTATTCACCGCCAGGTTCATTAAACTTTAAATAACAAACAAGTTTTTCTTGCGCAAAAATATTTTTATACAAATTTTTCTTTACAAAATCAAAAGTTAAAATATCTTTAAAATACCTAAATTCGTCTAAGTAACCTGTAAAGTTTGTAAAAGTGTACTCTGTGCCGTCTATTGTAATTGTCACACCTTCAGCGCTACCTAAAACAAACTTTGTCACAACTTGACTTAAACTACTATCGTATTCGTCATCTAATAGTTTACCTTGTACAACAACTTCAGAATTTTGTTTATTTCCATTAATAAAAAACGAAACCTTTCTTTCACTTTGCAAAGAAGAAACGTTTATATTGATGTTTTGAAAATTATTTTGCAATATTTTTATTTTTTCAAAAACAAAATATCCGTTATTTGTTGACAAAAAGTTTAAAAAAAACTCAGATCCAATATTACTTGCAAAGCAAAAAAAACCTGATTGTGCGGCTTCATTGTAAAATTTAAAAATAGTTTGATTAGGGGTAAATCCTTCGCTAACAACTTTTACCCAAAAGTTAAAAGAAAATCTTTCCCCGGGATGTAGTTCACCTATTTTTGCATTCTTTTTGTTTTCAAGAAAACTTCCAGTAGAGTTTTTTATTTTAATTTTTTCATTACCTGAAAACTTAATACTTCCAAGATTTTTTGGAAATACATTTTTTAAAATGTATTTTGTGTAGCCCTCTAGATTATTAATAAAATTTCTTACTTCTATTTCGTTTTTATCGTAAGGAAAATTTAATATTTTGCTAAATACGTAGCTTGCTTTGTTTACAGCACTATCAAAAAAAACATGATTTCTAAATTTGCTATAGTCAATTGACTCGAGTTGCTGGGTTGAATAGACAGAATCATAGTTTTCTATACTTAGCAATATTTTCTCAAAATCTTTTGTTTGAAGATCTTCAGAGGAAATACCGTATATACTTGAATTTAAAGAGTCAAAAGAATCCTCTTCTGTCAAAGAATTGTTTGCTATATTAAAATAGTTATTATTGATCATTTATTTAACCTTAAAAGTATTAGTATTATAAATTATATTTTTGCTCTTTGTAAAAACATCTTCTACTTCAAAATTAAACCTAACTGTAAATCCTTTATAGATTTCAGAAAAACAAAGATTAAAAATGTATTTTTCACCATCATAATATACTGTTGTATTATCATCAAAATTTACAATAATTTTTCCAGTTTCTTCGTTAACAATCTGATATCTTACAATACCAATGTTTTGACTTGGCAGATCATAAGGCAACTTGACTGGATCATGACTTGCACGTAAGTCTACAAAATAAACACAGCACTCTGTGATGCAATTATTAGCTGACAAATCATAATTTTCTATTTTTACTGAAGATTTGAGGCTTTTAAAAGAATTATCCTTTCCAGTAGATGTACTCTTAAATTCAGCGTCCTCCTTAATGATTATGTGTATATCATCACCTTCTTCAGCATACCATACAAGTTTGCATTTTAACGTATTGTTTTTAATATAATCCTTAAGCATCTTTGCATCTTCAATTATTGTATTATCATATACTGATAATTGCAAGTTTGTTATTGATGCTTTTTTAATTCCTGAAACTTCTTCACCAAGATAGTTTGTTATATTTGTTGTTGCTACGTCATTAACAAAAGTAACTTTTTCATCTCGATCCATAATTTTTAGTTTTATAGTGGCATTTTCAACATTATTGTTTGGCAATTCAAAGTCTATTGTTTTACCATTTTTAATATTATAAAGAAAGAAATCTTCTGCACAATTTAGATATCTATTTTTTGTAAAAGTTTTTCTTGGTATTAAATAATCATGGTCAGGAATTTTAACTACAAGAGTTGGAACTAGTGATTTATTAAGTAGATGTTTTGACCCTGTTCTTTTGACAAAATAAGATTTTGTGTCATACAAAAAACTATCAGAAAAACCAATAACAAATCCTTTGTCACTTATTGCCTGGGCTGATAGTTGTGATTTTACATAATCAGTTACGTCAAAAGCTAAATCTTCATTTCCTTTTGCTACTGACATTTTAGACTCAACATTTACGCCATTTATTTGATTACTTATTAAATTAACATCATCATTTAAAGAAACAAACCCGGGTATTGCCCAGTCTTCTGAATCATTTAAGTTTATAAAATTGCAATTTGATGTTGTATCTGAAAAATGTATTGTATCTTTTCCCACACCTTCATTAAAATCTTTGTTGATTGAAAATATTTGCAAGTCAAAATCTTTAGGTTTAGTATGTCCTGTCGTAACATCTTTCATAACAATTTCAGCTTTAAGACTATTAAATGCTCCTTGCGCAAAAGTATCACTTTTTACATATTTCTGTTTAAATTTTTCTAGGTCGAATTTTATAATTCCGTAGCTATAATCAATTCTTGCAAATTTACCATATACAATATTGTTAACACTTTCTGTAATCTTGCTTGTTATATTTGTCGGAAGAGTTATTAAAGTATCGCCAGAAGATCCTGTTTTATTCTGCTTTAAAAGAAGTTCATTGTTTGAATTATTGTATGCAGTCACATCTAAGTCTTGCTCTTCGTTAATTGCATTCTTTATTATTTGAGAATAGTTTGAAAAATCAATTTCACCGTTAATATCTAGCCTTATATTCTCATTGTTTAACAAGTTACCATTACTATCAAATTCAAATGTTTTTTCATTACCTTTACCATCTGTAATGATAATTAAGTCTTCATCGTTTGACAAGCCTGTAAAACTTAATAATGCCCATGAGTTAGCGTTTTTGTTTTCGTTATGTAATTTAAAAAAATCAAGAGTAGCTGCTTGCCCAACATTGGCGTTTTTTGCATCAAAGTTTTGATTTTTTAAATTTGTAACATATGAGTCTTTCGACGCGGGTATTGTTATAATCATTTTAAATTCCTAGTTAGCATTAATTATAATGTCCTTTGATGTATATTTCATTTCAAAAATACCACCTCTAGAAGGGTAAACTAAACCGTCAACGTAATTAACTAAAGGGTCAATAACGTTATTTGAATAGCTTCTTATTACGTCGTTTGTAAAATCAAAAAACTGGTGTTTTTCTGTTCTTGCAATAATAATGTTTTCTTTAGGCGTAACAACAGTAAGTAAGCCTTCAGTTTCACTAGCTGCTTTAACTATTTTGTTAACATTAATTGGCTCACCAATTTGTAACAAATCAAATCTTAATTGCGAAATTATATTTCTTTGTACACTTGATAATACACTTTGTATACTATAACCAGATGCAACTCTTATTGACATATTAAGCCCAAAATTAAAAATAGGAACGTCTAAAATGTTGTAGCTATCACTAATAAGTCTAAATTCATTGATATAGTTTGAAAGATTAATTTTTATAGCGTCAGATGCATTTGCGTAAAAACCTTCGCTATCTTTGCAAATAATATAGAGATCTTTTGCCAAAGAAGAGTAAGGGTTGTCTAATGCGACAGCTTTTTCAACTTTGCCAAAATTACTTGGCATAGTAATGATTCTTGCAACTAAGTCTTCATGGCTTATTATCCTTCCTTGAGATTTAATTGCTGCAGGTATATTTGCTTTTAAATCGTTTATCGTTGGCGCTGCTGCACCTCCTACTGCACTTTGTTCGTTATTAACTGATAGCGATGCAAGAATTCTTTCCCTTACAACTTGTTGTAAATTTTCTATAGAATTAACAAATAATACACTAGGAGTTTCTGCTATTGTATTTAGTGTATTATTTCTAATATTGTGTGAAGTTCCACCTCCTGATTTGTACGTTATCGTCAAACTCTTTCCTTTTGGAGAAACCCCAAAACTATTGTTTTTTAGTATTAAACTTGGATCGACCATTGTTCTGCCGATAACGTTTTTGTTTTTTAAAGGTAAAATTAAGTCACTTGTATTTGAAAAAACATTGTCTTTTATTATCTTGCCGTCTCCATTTCCAAATCTTAGAACTACGCTTCTATTCCTAAAGTTTCTCTCTACTACAAATCTTCTTGGAACACTTTTGATATGCAAATAATTGTTTTTATCTACTTCATTTTCAATGGATTCAAATATTGTATTTTGTGAAAGATAGTCAACTTCATAATACTCGTTTAAATCATCATCAACAACTGATATTATTTCTGTCACATTAGTCTTATCTAGTTCATACGACAAAAAATGTTTGCTTGAATCATCTGCAGGAAAACTTATTCTTTCTACTACTAAGCTACCTGAACTACAAATCCCATCTTTAGTGATTCTTAAATTCAAAGGACTTCCGTCTTCATTGAATTGTTCAATTGTTTGTGCGTAATTATTTGTAAAATTTACATCCTCTACTAAAGTGAACTCAATCCCGCTGTTTGAAACAAGTCTTAAACCTTTTTTAAGTATTGGTAAATGACTTTGTATTGGCTTAGGATCGTCTTGTCTTGAAGCAGGATCTTTTTGAACTACTATAGAAAATTGTGCTGTTACTGATGAAGGATATGCACTATTGTTTTTAATATTTGCTCTTCTAAGGTGCTTAGTAATGTTATCTACGTTAGTGGCTGTTTCATAATCTAATTCTGCAAATTGTTGCTCTGCATAATAAACTAAAGAATCGCCTACAATTGAAGCAAAGTCTAAAAACATTCCTCCAAGAGAAGTTTCAGAAAAATCAACAATGTCATCACTATAAAACTCTTTTGCATAATTTAAAAGTTCTTGTTTAAAGTCAACAAAGTTTTTATTAATAAATTGACTTTTTTTATTATTTAATAGATACTTTTTTATATTTGATGATGGCATATCACACTGACTTTCTTAAAAATATTGTTAAATTTTGCTTTTTATTCGTAAGGCTGTTTGGTAAAGAATATTCTACACTAATCTTATACACTATTTCTTTTGAACTGTTTTTTCTAATTTTCGAACTACCAATTTTAGTATTATTTAAGCCAGAATAAAAATTACTTGCAATGTCTGCTCTTTTTGATCTAGAGTCTGAAAAATCAATAGAATCTTGTTCTACGTTGTTTTTCATTTCTTCATCTCTAACTTCTTTGCTATAAAAATTTTCAAGTGCTAAAGCAGGCATATATTTTGAAACTGCACTTGTAATTTCGCTCATAACAAAGTCAGAAATTTGATCTTGGCTTAGATCTTGAGAATATACAAGATGTATATTCGTACCAAAATCAGCAAAACCTAATCTCTCGCCTTTTCTAGTTAATATTAGATTTTTTAGGTTATCCTTTATCTGATCCAAAATTTCATAATGCATTTCAAACAAAGTATCTTTAATTTTTTTTCCTTTGGATAAAGGTGTTTTAATTCCAATCGGGTACTTTTCTCCTGATAGATCTCCTATTGAGACATTTGATATCTCTTCTTGCTCTTTTGCTGTAACTCCTAATGTTTTGCTCATCGAAATACCTTACCTAATTAACTTATATAAGTATGTTCTAAGTTGTTTTTGCGAATCTAGAAAGCATCTGAACAAGATTTTTATTTATATCTTCTAACTCTTTAATTAGAATTCCGCTGTCTTCTATTGTGCTGACGTCAATAGGTAATATTGGCATTTGAGCTCTTGGCGCAAGCGCCGGACTAGGAGATGTTGGACTTCCAGGAGCCGGTGAAGTTATATTGTGTGTGTGTGAAGCATAACTTGTTTCTATGTCTCTTATCTGATCTTGCAAATTATTTAAACTGCGTGCAATTAATGTAAAAGATTCTATACTGTTATGCAAAATTGTCTCTAACATTGTATGAAGTGTATTTCCTAAAACCAAAGGTTCAGATAAAGAAGGTTCATGGCCAATAAGTAATCCTTCTCCTTTACCATGCATTTTTAAAAATTCTGAATTGTTTGCTTCAAATAAAACGTCGTCAAAAACAACTTCTCCAAAATCACTCAAACCTTTTTGTTTTATATACTCTGTTTTAAAATTTCCTACTTTAACCGATCTACCTGAAATGTCTATATTTCCTTCTTTTTCCATCAATATATGACTATAATTTAAAGTATCATCTGACAATTTAACAAGTCTAATACTACCTTCTGGTATTGTTTCATTATCATTTTTAAGTTCTTCTCTTGCAATTAGTCTTATGTTGTTTGTTTTAATTAGCACAGTAGGGACACTGACGATTGAGTCTTCTGTTGTCGTTTGAGCAATAAGCTTGCTTTCTTCTATGCTTTTATTTTCTATTAGTACGTTTGATCTTAAAAATTCTTTCGGTACTGAAGATGTTACAATCTCGTTATCATAAAAAGGAAAGTTGTCTGTTTCTTCTAAGTATCTAGTGTCATAGCAAGAATTATTATCTACGTCAAGAGATTCATTAATAATAATTTTTGAAGCATCACTATCAATATTTAGATTGCTTTCTTGTTTGTTAAAATCATTTTCTGTTAAATTTAAATATATCTCTGGACATTTAAATAATTCTTCAAATCCTTCACTGTTTGTTACCTTTAAATACTTTTCTTTATCTAATATAATCTCATCAAAGAATTCATCTTCAGAAAATAGTTCTTCGTCTTCTTTGTTGTCTATTATTATCTTATCAATAGCTACTATACTTTCTTCTTCGCTTTCAAAAAAGTCTTGAAGTGAAAGTCTTCCTGCAATTAACTCTAAAGAACCTTCAGGTGTCCCAAAAATAGAGTCAGATGCATCTGTTCTTGTAAAATTAATTAAAGTATTATAAGAGCCTTGTAACGATAAATCATCGCTTTTTGAAAAAAATCTTGGGGTTGCTTTGTCGTTAAAATAATTTTTTGCACCGTTTACGTAAAGTGATGAAGTTTCTGACTTTTGATTTTCTTTTACATTATTTTCAATAATATTTTGGCTTTTAAAGTTAGGCAAAAAACCATAATCAGTGTACTCTTCGTTTTCTTCAAGTAAATTATTTGTATATAAACTGTCTCTTTCTTTAAAAGAGTAGTTAACATCTTCACTGATAAGAGAGCCATGAATTCTAGAAAGCCAGTAGTTTTTTATTTTAAAAAGCGGCCTATTTTCAACCAAGCTAATATCAACTTCAAAATTATCTGAAAAGTACCAGATATATTCGCCTTGTTTAATGGGCAAAGAAATATGTGATGAAAGCACAGGCAAGCAAATAATTTGTCCTTCTTCTGGAACAAGGCTTTGTGCAAGTATTGTTCCAACAGGCAAGTAGCTGCAAAACTTTATTGACTCGTCAATGTTTTTTGTTATATCATTAACAAGACTACTAATTATTTTATTAGCAAATATTTCAATTTCAGATTGTGAGATTTCATTATGATAATGTAAAACTTTTGCCTTTTTTAACATTTAAATAACCTAACTGTTTATTTTGCTAAATATGTCGTCTTCGCTAACAGCTTCTGACTTTTCTTCCTCTTTTGCAATTAATTCTGCTAATTTTAATATTTGGTCGTTTGATTTGCTCATTCTCTCCATATATTTTGACATTACAGAACCAATATTCATATGCTCGTTTACACCTCCTTGCATAGAAATATAAGCATCATTAAATAAAAGTTTTGCTTTTTCTCTATCTTCTAGTGCATTTTCATATATTTCTTTCCAGAGCATTTTTTTCTTGTTTTCAAGAGACTCAATGCTATCTAAAATATCAGCAAAGTTTTTTAGCTGGTCTTCTTTTTTTTCGTTTACTTCTACCTTACTCAATAATTTGTCTGCTTCTTTCATAAATCACTCAAGATCAAATATGTTAAATTGTTTTTCATGTCCAACATTTTTTTTAAAAACTTTTCTAATTCTGGATAAAGAAGAAGAAAGCTCTGAACTATTTAGACCTGAAATTTCTCTTAAATAGACAAAAATAGCTCTTTTATTAAAAAACTCAATGTCGTCAATATCATCATAAAGCTTTTTAATAGCTAAACAACACTTAATGTCATTTGAATCTGTCATTTTTGTTGTGATAAATTCAACTACTTCTACTATTTTTAAATATCTTTCGTAACTTTTAGCTAAAGCTACGTCTCCATCTACGTATTCTCTTTCATATACTTTAGACTTGTCGGCATTGCTCAATGAAGTTTGATCATCTAAAAAAACGCTTCTGTTGTTATTTTTAATCATTTTCCTAGATTGAATTGTTAAATAGTTTTTTGCAACGACGTTGAAGTAAGAAAAAGCTTTTTTGCCCTTATCAGGTTTCCACTTGTAAATTGTTTCAAATAAAAACGCAACGCAATCTGATTTTAAATGATTAATATCTTCATTGGTGGCTTTAAATTTATATACTGAAATTAAACTTTGAACTAATTCGTTAAACGCAGGAGAAATATATTTGTTATATATTTCATTTTTAACTTCCATTTCATCAGTTATTTGAAACTTTTCTATATAAAGCTGCACTTCTTGAGAAAAATAATAGTTTTTTGTTGACTTTCTTTTTCTGGACTTTCTTCCAGGTTTAGGCTTTTCTTCTTCTGGATTCGTAATTTTGCATTTTTCTTTAAGCAGATTTCCTTTGCCG